CCTAAATTGGCACAGAACGCTACCAGCGTTGAGCTGTTTGAATCCAGCGGGTGTTACGGCGCCGCTGGTTTGGAGGAATGACGCACCGGTTTGGTGTTTCCGCCAATCCGTGGTGCAGGTTTCATGCCATGCCAGGGATTTGGTCCCGGCACGAGCGTGGCGCACACGAATTTTATTCCACCTTCCTTGAAGCAGTGGAAATGGGCCCCGCTACTCTGCAGCTCAACGTCCGGAAATCGAGACGGGAGCTTAAGAATAACGGCCGCAGTGTCAGTGCGATTCAGGGCGCTCTGGATAAGAGCACGAATTGGTTTCCCTGATAGGCTAATGGTGTGATCGAGCGCTTTATCACGATCGGGCCCACCCCAAGGTGGGTCGATCACTACGATACGTGATTCTCCGAGAGGGCATGCTCGGAGCCATGTGACAGAGTCACCCACGTGGTGGGTGACTGGACGCATTGATGGGTTAGTGGATCGTACGACTCCAACGTTGTGCTCCGCCATGGCAGCGCGCTTGGCATCGCGCTCAATGCTAACGACGTTGAAATGTGATGCTAGGGCCAAAGTGCACGAGCCCACGCCGGCAGTCATATCAACAGCCATTTTTGTCAATGGAAACATTCTAGCCACCGCCGAATACACTCTGTGAGCGGTTGGCATTGGGGTGGCTGAATACGACCCTACTGCATCCAACTGGAGCGCATCCAGCTGGGTGAGAGTCAAAGAGGGGAACAAACGAGCTAGCGGATGTGCTGGCGTCGAATCTCCGGCTGGTTGTCGTTTGGAGTCACTGGACAGTTGCTTGCTCTCACGGGGAGCAATAACAACGGCTGGCAACTCCGGCCCTAGGACACGTGGGGCAACGTGCAAGTCATCGCCAACGATGAGTCCTGGGCTGACCACTGGGGCAGGCAAGCGCAGCGGTTGCAGCTGCTCAATGCTAGTGATATGGGCCAGATGAATCTGGTATGCAGCTAAATCGGCCGCGGACACGCGTAACTGCGAACACGCGTGAGCCACCATATCCACAGTGGAGGGGGGTAACGGGCGCTCAGCGATAACATGCCGATATTCATAGGCAGTGTGGCCAAGCGCATCCTTAACTTGGACTGTGGGCGGAGCTAACCGCCGCACCATACGACACCAGTCTGAAATGATTGGCGTATGGGGATCAGTAACAAGATAACCAGCCGCCCGATCAACCATGGTTTGCCACGCATCAGGACGATCGCGCCCAGGGTAAACGTGCAACTTCCCTAATTGCCGGGGAAGATCACACAAATGATCGGGGCTAGTCATAGGATTTGGGAACTGCCGACCGAGGAAAGAGCAGCCGTCACGCGGATGGCGGCAAACTGCTTTCAACCGAAGTTGCAGGTCAGTAACTACACGATTGTACGACGTTGAGCACGCATTGGGGGTGATACCATCATCACCTCCATAAAGGCCAAGCGATTTGTAAGCTTCACTTGGCGTTTGATGCATGCGTCGAAAAACGCAATATGCTACGAATGCGTTGTCAATGGTGTTCATGATTGAAGTATCGGCTGCGCCTGACAAGCGCGACCCGCCGATAGCATACGCCACGCCCATATTGGTCCGGGCTGGGGCTTCAGTCATGGCAGAATGTATGCGCCGAATGGTGGCATGATGACTACTGGGATAAGCCCGAAGCAGTAGAGCAAGCTCCATCTCATACAAGGCAGTAGAGTGAGTGCCATCAAAGCGCGAGAAGTCAGTTTCCGTGAGGGTGAGAGCAGCAGCAGCTATCTCGTGCACTCTCCTGGCCACATCATCTGGATGCATGCCGAAGGCGTACCATCGCTGCGTTTTCAACCGAGCAGCGAAAGGCTGCGTGAAGGTGGAATAGAGCAAGCAATGCTCTGCTGGCAGGGTGGAGATGTTTCGGGGATCCTTTGTAGATGGGTAGACTTCATTCTTCTGGAAAGATCGTATCTTGGCTCGGGCCTTAGCGAGCCATGCAGCTAGCATGGGCAACGCGGCGGCATTAGCAGCACGTTGGCTGGGCCTGGATTGGCTCGCGACAACGTCACTGATTTCGAGTGGAGATAACATCTGTGGCCGTGGAATAACCAACGCTGCGAACTCAGTAGCGTATCGTTGGTACTCAGGATCCAGAAGATCTTGGCTGTTGTGCACAGCCTCAATACGTTCGGCAACAGTCCATAACTCATTAGCAAGAGTCTTAGCTGGGACGAACGCCTCATCCAGTACAGGTGGGCACAAACGTTGGGCCACAATTTTCTCCTGCGGGAGCAAACTGGGGCGCGCAACGCGTCGGTAAGTGTACTGATTGTCGAGATGGGACCATGGTGTGTGCCGAGCGAAATTCCCAACGCTGATTATAGGATAATTAGCGAAGATGATAGCTTGGGCTAAGCGAACATCATCTCCGAAATCCGGCGAACACAAAACAACCAAATCATGAATCTTCAACGGTGCGATACGCATCCGTGAGGATATGATTGTTTGTAGGTTGGGGCCTATGCGAACTGAAGTCACGGCCCCAGGGGCTGACAGTGACATGATCGGGGAGGCGCCATGGTGCACTAGAATCGCACTGGCCCGCGTTTCACCATCCATCGTCGTTACATAACGGACGGGTGTGACGCGGTTGAGCGTAGTATAGCTCTTGCCATGGTACTCATTCGGACTGATGGCGCGAGGCGTCATGAGAACAATGGACCAGTGGGGATTCACCTGTACACTTTCTACTGAGTAGGTGATGGAAACTCCCGGGTAATGCGCATCGAATGTGTCGACACCGTAGTCCCAGAGTTGGTGGCGGTAACAACCGCCACCAGCGATGCGAACAGTAAAGAAATTCTGCTCGTCAACGCTCCATTGCACCTCCTCAAAACTGCCGCACGGATCAGCGGGAGTGAAAGTGTATATCATGACAGGCTGGCACATCCAAAGATAATCCTCCCAACGGACATAATAGTCCACGTTGGTGAATTTCAGGATATGACTAGGGGCGATGGGATCATTCCTAGGAAGTGAGTGATGATCGCATGGCCACTTAGGTGCCAGCACCCCCCGCAATCCAACACTAACATCACGCGCGGACATTTGTATTGAATAAGGTTCGAAGCCAACTGATCGGATGAAATGATCCATACTATCGTCGGCTGCGTTTCGAGTTGCTGCACAAAGCGGATGGCTGTGAGCACTTGAAATCTTATGCGGGGGCATGAGAAGGATTTTGCGTATAGCAGAGGCATGCAGATCTCCAACAATCCGAAAAGCCATACCCGTGCCCACTAGGTACTGCTGATAGTACAAAAGTGACAGGGCGCTACACGCTCCAAGGGCCCAACAGGCGAGAATGACAACCGGATGCGAGGTCCCGCCCAGGGGACCATCCGGCGCTGACATCGCCCAATCAAGCCATCCTACAACGAAAACGGTTGCGAAGTACACGCGAACCGTGCGCCATCCATGGACTCGACCCTGCCATGCGAAAAGCACTGGGGAGAATATTGATGGGCATAAGTGTAGGATAGCCACGAAAATGGCAGCAACCTGCAGAGCTGTCCAATGCAAGGTTGTCCATTTGAATCGTGGCGCCCACCAGTTGGCGAGCGGATGGTTTTCCTGTGCTTGGAATGCCATCGGCGGTAACTCATCCATGCCAACTCCTGGAGGGGGTTGGTACACTGGAGGTTCCTCATCCCGTGTTTGGCCATCAAGAACGAAGGCACGCGGGGCGCGCTGAGCGCTATCGTGGAACAAGCGGCGCAACCACCCTCCAGCCCACTGCGATGAGTGAGCGAGTGTGGAGCGCGAACCACGGAGCCCAACAGGATGTTGGGGATGCATGAAAAACTCACGCATCAAAGTTTGGACCACCATGGGACCTGGGGGGGGAGGGGTAAGTGAAGTGGGGGACGGTGGCAGTAAGTTTCGTTGTAGAACCTAAATGGCCTACAACGAAACTTGGG